CTCTGCTTATACTCCTATGAAACCGATGGAAAAAAAACCAATTTTAGATTACGACGAAATATTTGAGGATTCTGATTTAGATGACTGAGACCACAAGAGCAAAGAAACTTGTAAAACTTCTTGAGAGGTTAATTAATCAAGATCATCTTTATACAGATGATAAAATAAAAGAAATGAAAGCACAACTTCGTGCTGTAAAAGAAGAAATTGCACATCTAGAAGTACAAACATCAAAAGGATTTGGAAAGAAATGAAACCAATTAAAGCAAAAGATCTTCTTGAATTGGATAAAAGACTTGAAGTTGTAAAACTTCAGGGTTATCCAATCCCAGAACAAGTTATTTGGCAAGCAGGAAAGGGCGATTATTCTGAAGTTCCAATTCATAACGTTCCAGTTCCTAACCATCACGAATGTGGTCAGTGGATTGTTGAACAATTGCTTGCTAATGAGAGAGGGCATTGGGGTCCAATTGAGCACCCTGGCATTACTTTTTCTTGTGCTGGATTTGTTCATAATGTTATCGTTCAGGCAAGAACTCACCGTATTGGAACCAGTTGGGATGTTCAGTCTCAACGTTACACTGGAAAGCGTGTTCTTAAAGTTGCCAAGCGTGAACTTGATGTTGAGGAAGTCTTCTACGTGCGCCCTGAGGGGTTCTACACTAACCGTAATGGTAAGAAGTATGAATGGACCGAAGAGCACCGACAACGCAAGTTAGAGCGCATTTTGAGTGAGTGTGAGGAGTATGCTGATTACTATGAGCAGGGTATGTGTGAAGAGCATATTCGGGATTATCTTCCTCAAGCAATTCGTCAGAACTTTGTAGTATCTTTTAATTTACGTTCTGTACTTCACTTTATGGATCTTCGTTCTAAACTTGATGCTCAACTTGAAATTCAAGCACTATGCGATGCAATTGCTCCCGAACTGAAACTATGGGCACCAAATGTTTGGAACTACTATGAAGAGAAGAGACTGCATAAAGCACGTCTGAGTCCCTAAATATTTTTGTGTTGATTTTGTAATTTTATGGAGTATTATACTTACGCTTATTTACGAGAAGATAAAACTCCATGGTATATTGGTAAAGGTAAAGGTAGAAGAGCATATCAAAAACATGATTTCTTTTCTCCTCCACCAAAAGACAGAATACTCATTCTTAAAAATAATCTTACAGAAGATGCTGCATATAAACATGAAATTTATATGATTAATGTTTTTGGTAGAAAAGATTTGGGAACTGGAATTCTTCGCAATAAATCAAATGGTGGAGATGCTCCTCCTATCTTTACTGGACATACTGAAAAAAGTAAAGAAAAGATACGAAATTCCTGCAAGGGTAGAGTATTGGGTCCAGGTATGAGTGAAGATGCGAAAAATCGTCTTTCTAAACGAAATAAAGATATGGGAATAAAACCTCCCTTACATGTTAAATCGTTTAAATTGATGTCTCCAAAGGGGGAAATATATAATGGTGACAATATTAATGAATTTTGTGAACTACACAATTTAAAACCCTCTTGCATATATGATTTGCGTAGAGGAAGACAACAACAACATAAAGGATGGAGATTGGTTTAATGGCAATATATCCAGTTTATAATCCGGAAACGGGTGAAAAAAAAGTTATTGAAATGAGTGTCCATGATATTATGGATTGGTATGAAAATAATAAACCTTGGTCCCGTGATTGGTCACAAGGATGTGCTTCACCAGGAGAGGTTGGTGAGTGGAGGGACAAATTAATTGCAAGAAATCCTGGATGGAATGAGGTTTTAGAGAAAGCAAGCAAAGCCCCAAAATCAACCGTAAAGAAACTCTAATATGGCAAGAAGAAAAAGAACGACGAATGACCAACCAATCGGTGTTGGTCTTACAACCCGTCAGATGAAAAGGAAGAAGGCACTCGGAAGTGAATATCTATTAGATATTGACCCACTTACAGACAATCAGAGAAAACTTTTTGATGCATATGCCAAAGGAAAACACCTTGTTGCCTATGGATGTGCAGGAACTGGTAAGACTTTCATTACTCTTTATAATGCTCTTCGTGAAGTTCTAGATGAAAGAACTCCCTATGAGAAAATCTATCTGGTTCGTTCTTTAGTTGCCACAAGGGAGATTGGTTTCCTTCCTGGTTCCTATGAGGATAAGTCGGACATCTACCAGATTCCTTATAAGAATATGGTGAAGTATATGTTCCAGATGCCTTCTGATGCTGAGTTTGAGATGCTCTATGGTAATCTTAAGTCTCAGGAGACCATTAAGTTCTGGAGCACCTCATTCTTAAGAGGAACCACTCTTGATAATTCGATTATTATCGTAGATGAGTTCCAAAACTGTACGAGCCACGAATTAGATTCTATTATTACTCGTGTTGGTGAGAACTCTAAAATTATGTTTTGTGGTGATGCTACTCAGTCAGACCTACAAAAGACTAATGACCGTAATGGAATTGTTGATTTTATGAGCATCTTGCGTAAAATGCCATCTATTGATATAATAGAGTTTGGTGTTGATGATATTGTTCGTTCTGGACTTGTCAAGGAATATATTATTGCAAAACTAGAAGCAGGTTTTTAATGTCGAATCCGTTAATTGAAAAATATTATGAGTTGCATCCTGAAGTTACTAAGCAAGGAAGATTTACACATATAGATGTAAATCTTCCAAAACTTGAAAGGGAAACTATCGATGGTATTCGTTATTATAAAGTTCCTGATGATGAAGAACTGCTTAAACTTGTTTCTATTACTTCTGTAACCAGTCATAAAAATCGCCAGATATTTATTAACTGGCGAAAAAAGATTGGGGAAGAAAAGGCAGACAAGATTACACGCCAATCAACAAGTCGTGGCACTGACATGCATACGCTAGTTGAACATCATCTTAAGAATGAGAATCTTCCAGAAGTTCAACCACTTTCTGAGTTCTTATTCAAGATTTCTAAGTCAACTCTCAATCGTATAAATAATATTCACGCCCTTGAGGGGTCTCTATATAGTAAACAACTAGGTATTGCTGGAACTGTTGACTGTATAGCAGAATTCGATGGTGAATTAGCAATCATAGACTTCAAGACTTCTAAAAAACCAAAACCACGCGAGTGGATCGAACACTATTTTGTTCAATGTATGGCATATGGTTGTATGCTTTACGAACTGACTGGTATTCCAGTTAAAAAACTTGTAATCATTATGGCTTGCGAAAATGGAGAATGCGTCGTCTATGAAGAAAGAGACAAAACAAAATACATCAAACTACTCACCGAATACATTAGAGAGTTTGTTAGAGATAAACTGGAATCATATGGAACAAAATAAAGAATTAGAACAAGTTATAGAAAATAAGTTTTTAACGCCTTCCAAGTTTGCTCTTGAGATTGAACATATTGTCGCAACTGAAAACTTTAACTATATTGATGCTATTTGCCACTATTGCGAAATCAATAGTCTTGAAGTAGACTCAGTAACGAAACTCATTTCCAAACCACTTAAAGAAAAACTTAAAAATGATGCGATTAATTTGAATTTTATGAAACGCACTTCTCGCGCTCGTTTGCCTATTCTATGAGTCCATTTGAAACTTATCAACATTATTTGTCACTCAAAAATCATTTCACAAACCCAAAATACGACTTCTTTAAATACGGTGCGAAAACCCGTGCTAGTATCACTTCGTTCAACAAACGTCGTGACAAATACTGGTTCGAAAAAACTTCGAGAAAGTATTCTGATAAAGAAGTCGTAGATTTTCTTGTATCAAACTTTGTAGCAGCAGACACCCCTGGTAACTTATGGATTGGAGAAATTATCAATTCTGGAGAAAGGACTTACGCAGATTGGATGCGAAGACAACAGAGTTTGACTTACTTATTCAAGGAACAAAGCAACGAATTCTTCTTGGGGACCAAATTAGAGGATGCCTTGAATTGTTCCAAAGGGCATCCACCAGTCCTAAAAAAGTTTCTAAGCGGGCAATTATCACTAGAAACCTTAGTAATTTACGACAAAATATTTGGTTTCTCAAAAACTTTTGATAAAAAACTTTTGGATCCAGTGTGGGAAACCGTAAGTTTAAAAATTCGCAAGTACAATCCATTTCTAAATATTGACGTGTTCTCTTATAAAAAAATTTTACGGGAAATTGTAAATGAGTAACTTTTTTGATTCTGATATTATTCAAGATGAACTGAAAGAAATCAATCAGTTACAAGAGCAAATTTACGGAAGTATTTTGACTTTTGGTATGATGTCCCGCGAAACTAAACTGGAACACATTGAAAAACTTGAACTCTTGCTAGAAAAGCAAAGAGTGATGTATACTAGGTTGTCTCTTTCAGACGACCCCAAAGCGGTTGAGATGAAAGAGAACCTACGCAAGTCAGTTGCCCTGATGGGATTTCCACCAGAGACTGATATGAGTATATTATTTGGTAGTATGACCAAAACGATTCAATCCCTCAAAGATTACATTGACAATTGAGGAAATCCCTGTTATACTATCCGAGTAATCCAACAAATCCAAATTTATCCGAGGTATCCAAATGGCATTTGCCGATCTTAAAAAACAGTCTAAACTTGGTTCTCTCACCGCAAAACTGGTGAAAGAAGTTGAAAAAATGAATACAAGTGGGTCAGGTTCTTCTGACGAACGTTTCTGGAAACTAGAATGTGACAAAGCAAACAATGGTTATGCTGTAATTCGTTTCCTCCCTGCTCCTGATGGCGAAGATCTGCCATTTGTGAAGGTTTATAGTCACGCATTCCAAGGTCCTGGTGGTTGGTTGATCGACCAATGCTTGACTACTGTAAATCAGAAATGCCCAGTGTGTGAGCATAACTCTGGTCTCTGGAATAATGGCACTGATGCTGGTAAAGAAGTTGCTCGTAAGCAGAAACGCAAACTGACTTATGTAAGTAATGTCTATGTTGTGAAAGATCCTGCCAATCCTGAGAACGAAGGTAAAGTCTTTCTCTTCAAGTATGGTAAAAAGATCTTTGATAAACTTACTGAAGCAATGCAACCTGAGTTTGAGGACGAGGAAGCAATCGATCCGTTTGACTTCTGGCAGGGTGCTAATTTCAAACTGAAGGCAAAGAACGTTGCTGGTTATCGTAACTATGATTCCAGTGAGTTTGCTCCTCAGGGTGCTCTTCTGGATGATGATGACGCTCTGGAAGCATTGTGGAAGAAGCAGTATTCTCTCACTGAGTTTGTTTCTCCCGATCAGTTCAAGACTTATGAAGAACTGAAAGCACGTCTTCATTCTGTGCTTGGATCTAAAGGGTCTGCCCGTCTTGATGAGGAAGTTGAGTCTGAAGAAGAATACACTCGTGGTTCTACCAAGGAACTTACCGATGATCTTCGTTCTGAACTCAAGAATCTAACTCCTACTCGTTCTTCTTCTTATGATGAAGACGATGAAGATGATACTCTAAGTTACTTTGCAAAACTTGCTGAGTGATGTGTATAGGGAGGAAATCTCCTCCCTTAAAATGGAATTGAGACCTTAGTATTTTCTGTCTTAATTAATGTATCATTTACATATTGCGATGATTTATCATAAATC